AACTTACAAATGACGCAGGTCCTAACGGTGTAGGTTATAAAGTATTATTTACTTCTGCAGGTGATGACCGCGGTATTACTTTTACTATCGTTGGTATTACTGTAAGTAACACACTAACAGGAGACTCAACTACAGAAGTCGTTACAGGTGCTAATGCTAGTACAGCTTCTTCTAGTAATTTTTTTGCTAAGATTACAAGTATCACTGCATCAGGTGCTTCAGCAGGAAACGTAAGTATAGGAACTACTGGGTCAATAGCTTTACCTAGAACTCGACTAAAAGGGTTCTATTATTTAGCTAGTGGTTCAGCGGGTAGCATAAAAGTTAATTTAAATAGTAGCTCAGGTACAGAGTTGTTAAATATAGCAACACCAGCAAGTGCAACAGGAACACAAGATATGTTCCTTCCTGGTATGGGTATATTAACAACATCGACAGGTAGTAGCATTACAGATTTTTCTGTGGTTACTATTACTAATGTTACTAATACAGTACTATTCTGTGGATAAGTATGGCCGTTACTAAGAAAAAAACAGTCAAACGAAAAGGAATGGGAATTAAAACTTCAGTTAAGTCTGGTAATTTTAGAAAGACTAAAGCTGGAGCAGGAATGACTAAGAAAGGTGTTGCAGCCTATCGTAAAGCCAACCCTGGTAGTAAATTGAAAACAGCCGTAACTGGAAAAGTCAAAAAAGGTTCTAAAGCTGCTAAGAGACGTAAATCATTCTGTGCACGTAGTGCAGGTCAAATGAAGAAGTTTCCAAAGGCAGCTAAGAATCCAAACTCAAGGTTACGTCAAGCTCGTAAGAGGTGGAAGTGTTAACATGGAAGATAAAGTGCAAGAAACAGTAGCCGTTCACAATGTTGAAATAGAACATATGAAAAAAGATATTGACCACATTATAGAGAAGGTCGATAGAATGGATGCTAAGATAGATAATATTGAGAAGATATTAGCTGAATTTAAAGGTGGTAAAGCTGTAGGGCTTTGGTTCTTCGGCTTTTTTGGAGCTATCGCTGGGTCAGTTATAACCTGGTGGGTAGGTAAATAACTAAGGAGATTAGAAATGGCAGAAAGAATGACAAGAGGACAAAGAAAATTTAGTGGTGCTAAAAAGAAAATAGCAGAGAAAATGGCGAAGAATGCTTTGATGGGCGGACAAAGAATACCTCAATACATAACTACAAAAAATCAAAGAGGGCAACGAATAAGAAAACTTAATCCTGAATATAAAGCTATTTATGGAAGTGCTAATTTAAAAAACAGACCTCTTAAAATAGATAACAAAGGGTTAACACCTAATGTTAAGAAAAAAGCCCCTGTTAAAAAGAAATCTGACGGAGATGCGATATCAAATAGAAAATCTATGAGAGAGTTAATGTTAAAGAAAAAAACAGGCTCTACTTATGACCCAACAAAAGCTAACCGTGCAGGTCAAAGAATGGGTCAACGTAAAGCTGGTGGTATGATTAAAAAAATGGCTTACGGTGGTAAAGTCAAGAAGATGGCTCAAGGTGGTACAGCAGGTGTCGATTATGATAGAACAAAACCATCAGGTGGCGATAAAAGTTTAATTAACGAAGGTATGTTTAGTAAGCTTAAAAGAAAAATTAAAGATATAACATCTAGTACTCCAGCAAGAATGAAAGGTCCTGGTGAGGCATATGATAGGCTTACAAAAAAAAGAAATGAGATTAGTCAACTTCTTAGAGGTCCAGGACTAACAGCAGCTGAACGCAAAGAACTTAGAACTGAACTAAAAGCTAAAACTACAGCACAATTTGGTTCTAAGAAAGATAAAATTCGTGGAGTCTATGACCAATTTGATAAACAAAAAAGAGAAGACCTAGCTTCTAAACGTAAAGCTGATGCAAGAATTAGAGCTAAAGAAAAGTTAAAAGAACTTAAAGGTAAGAAAGCTGGTGGCTCTGTCAAGAAGATGAAGGGTGGCGGTATGGCTATGAAATATAAACATGGTGGCAAAGCCAGTAAAAAAAGTAAAAAATGTCCTCGTGATGGTATTGCAATGAGAGGAAAAACAAGGGCTTAATTATGATGAAATGCAGAGGTATGGGCAAGATTAAACCAATAGCTTTTAAGAAAGGCGGTAGTACCAAAGATGCGTGTTATCATAAGGTAAAAGCTCAGTATAAAGTTTTTCCTAGTGCTTATGCTTCAGGTGCTATTGCTAAGTGTAGAAAGAAAAGAGGCGGTAAAAAGTAGTGGCTGTCCGTAAGACTAAAAAAGGTCTTGCTTTAAAAAGATGGTTTAAGGAAGACTGGAAAGACGTAAGAACAGGCAAAGCCTGTGGTCGTAAAAAAGGTGAGAAACGTGGTACACCTTATTGCAGACCTAGTAAACGAGTGTCAAGTAAAACTCCTAAGACAGCAGGAGAAATGACGGCAGCTCAAAAGAAGAAGCGTATTGCTCAAAAGAAAAGACTTGGGCAACCAGCTGGAAAACCACGTAGAGTGGCACCACTTAGACGTAAGAGGAAGAAAACATAATGGCAACATCAGGAACAACAACGTTTAACTTAGATTTAAACAACATTGTAGAAGAAGCATTTGAAAGATGTGGCTCTGAGTTACGTACAGGATATGACCTACGTACAGCTCGTAGAAGCCTAAACTTACTTACTGTTGAATGGGCTAACCGAGGTGTTAATCTTTGGACGATTGAAGAAGGTAGTGTATCTCTTACTGAAGGAACTATTACTTATAACTTACCCGCTGACACGATTGATTTGATTGAGCAAGTTATCAGAACAGGCACAGGCACTAATCAACAAGATATTAACATTAATAGAATATCAGCACCTACTTATGGAACAATACCTAACAAGAATGCAACAGGTAGACCCGTTCAGGTATGGATAAACAGACAGGCAGCACAACCGATTATAAACGTATGGCCTACTCCAGAAGATAATAGCTATACATTTGTATATTGGGCACTGAAAAGAATTGAAGATGCAGGCACAGGTGTTACTACACAAGATATACCATTTAGATTTTTACCTTGCTTAGTTGCAGGACTTGCGTTTTATTTAAGTTTAAAATTACCTGAAGCAGGTGATAGAACTCAGTTTTTAAAACAAGAGTATGAAGAGCAGTGGTTATTAGCTTCAACTGAAGATAGAGATAAGGCCACACTCAGAATTGCTCCACGTAGACAACACATATAGGAGAGAAGATGGCAGTTAAAGACGTAACAGGAGATGGTAAATTTACTAAAAAAGACCTTTTGAGAATGAGAGGTGTGCCTGGATTTAAAAAAGGTAAGTTAGTTAAAAAGAAAGCTACTAAGAAAAAAGCTTTTAAAGCTCACAATATGTACAATCCAAAGACTGGTAAAGCTGTAAAAGCTCCTACTATGGCTAAACATTTAGAGTTAAAGAAAAAAGGTTATGGTCATACTAAACCTAAGAAAAAAACTGTTAAAAAGAGGAAATAAATGAGTAGTAAGTACGCTTCAGCAAAACATACGATTGCCGAGTGCGACAGATGTGGCTTTCAATATAAATTAAAGGAACTAAAAGACTTATTTATTAGAACCACAGAAACCAATATAAAAGTTTGTAAAGAGTGTTGGGAACCAGACCATCCACAGAATATGCAAGGTATGTATCCTGTAGATGACCCACAAGCTGTTAAAGACCCTAGACCAGACTTGAATCTGGTTGAACAAAGGAATTATCAGTATGGGTTTGACCCAGTAGGACTCAATAATCCTTTAGAATTAGAAGGGTTAGTAGATGATTTAAAAGGTGCTGGTCAATTAGGGTCAGTTACAGTAACAACAACTTAGGAGTAAATGATGAACAAAGATAGAAAAGGAGCTAAAGTAACTTATAAGCAACCTGAAAATGTTGCTACACCTAATACAGGTGGTTATCCTGATAAGGATGTAAAGACTGAAGGTGTGGTTACTCGTGGTAATGGAGCAGCTACAAAAGGAACTAAAGCTAGAGGACCAATGGCATAATGACTTATACCGAGTTAGTAGCAGCAATCAAATCGTACACAGAGAATGACTATAGTACGACTGATATTAATACATTTATTAAGAATGCTGAACAACGTATACATAATACCGTGCAGTTACCTGATTTACGTAAGAACGTAACAGGCACAATGACATCTGGTAATAAATATTTTTCTTTACCTAGTGATTGGTTATCTACCTTTAGTATCGCTGTTATAAATAGTGACAACGAATACACTTATCTTTTGAATAAAGATGTTAACTTTGTGAGAGAGTCGTTTCCTGATACTGACTCTGGGTTCTATGGAAAACCTGAATATTATGGTATATTTGATGATACAACAATGATATTGGGACCAACACCAGATGCTAATTACAGTGCTGAGTTACATTATTACTATTACCCACAAACTATTGTTACTGCTGGTAATACTTGGTTGGGGGATAACTTTGATACTGCGTTGTTTTATGGTGCATTACTGGAGGCAGCTGCGTTTATGAAAGAAGATGCAGACACAGTAACTCAATATACAGCAAGGTATAGTGAAGTCATGCAGTTGTTGAAAAACTTAGGTGATGGTAAAAATAGACGTGATGCTTATAGAAGTGGACAAGAGAGGATACCAGTAAGAAATGGATAATAAAGCAGAAGTATTACAAGGTGTTGACTATGATGTAATTACTACATCAAATGGAGGTATGACACCTGAGCAAGTAGCAGAGTTAGCTCTTGCAAAAATAATTTATGTAGGTAAAGACGCTAACCCTTTATTGAAAGAACAAGCAGAAGCTTACAAAGATAGCATTAGACAAGTTCTAGTGTTTTATATGAAGCAGGCTATAAAGTCTAATCATACAACCATAGCGAATAAACTGCATAAGGCAGGGCATTCAGAATTAACTAAACTTTTGGAGATATAAAATGGCAATTTCTCAAGCAATGTGTACTTCATTTAAAGTTGAGTTGTTGAATGGTATTCATGCATTTAGTACAACAGTAGCTCGTGGTAATACGAACGCTGACAGTTTTAAATTAGCATTATATACTTCATCAGCTTCTTTAGGTGCTGGTACTACAGCATATACAACTTCTAACGAAGTTTCAGGAACAGGATATACAGCAGCAGGTGCAGCACTTACTGCAGTAGCTCCTACATCTTCTAGTACTACAGCGTTATTAGATTTTAATGATTTAACATTTTCAACAGCTACACTTACAGCTCGTGGTGCGTTAATTTATAACGACACACAAAGTGATAAAGCAGTTGCAGTGTTAGATTTTGGTGGTGATAAAACATCTACAGCGGGGGACTTTACTATTGTATTCCCTACAGCTGATGCCTCTAATGCAATTATACGTATAGCTTAGAAGGAGTGTTGAATGGCACTTGTTGTAAACGACAGAGTCAAAGAGACTACTACAACCACAGGGACAGGGACAGTCACTTTAGGTGGAGCTGTATCTGGATTTGAAACTTTTGCTGCTGGTATAGGAAACAGTAATACTACATATTATTGTATTCAATTAGGAACAGAGTTTGAAGTAGGTCTAGGTACTTTAGCAAGTGATAGTTCAACTCTTGCTCGTACTACAGTTATATCAAGTTCTAACAGTGATAGTGCTGTTAACTTTTCTGCAGGAGCTAAATTTGTATTCTGTACGTTACCTGCTAGTAAAACTCCTATATTAGACGCAAGTGGAGATGTTACACTCTCTGGGACCTTAGCGGCTAGAGAATTAGAATCGTCTAATGGTATAATTGCAAACAATGAAACGGTTAGTGCTAACTATACTTTTCCTACAGGATATAATGCTATGAGTGTAGGGCCAATAACAGTGGCTAGTGGTGTAACCGTAACCGTCCCTAGTGGACAAAGATGGGTAATATTATGACATGTAAAATTAATGCAGATACAAGTGATGGATTAAAGATAGTATCAGACACAAGTGGTGTTGTAGATATACAAGATAATGGTACTACTAGATTAACTGTAGGTGATACTATTGATATCCAAGGAAATGAATTAGTATTAGATGCTGATGCAGACACAAGCATACACGCTTCTACAGACGACCAGATAGATTTTAAAGTAGCTGGTGCTGATGACTTCACCATGACCGCAAATGCTTTTAATGTTTTATCTGGCTCTACTTTAAATGTAAATTCAGGAGCTACGATTGCTAATAGTGGCACAGCTACTGGCTTTGGAATAATTAAACAAATAATACACGCTTCTACTACAACTCAAACAGGTACAACAGCAGCAGCATTTACGGCAACAAATTGTGCTGCACAAATTACTCCAAGTGTTGCGGCAAATCC